AAATATTCAACGTCTTCCATCTCTCCAAGACTTTGACCACCAGGAAGGGTGCTAATTTCTGTACCTTTACCACCCTCTCTTCTTGGTAACCAATAATCTTCAAGCATCGACATATGGTTTCTTTGGTCTTTAATCTCACCAGTAGACGAATCATATGTCAATTTATTACGATAACGAGTCATTAAGTTCTTGATGTATTCTTCTGCTTTTTGCTTTGGAAGATTGCCAACATCAATATAAAAGACTCTTCGTTCTGGTGCTCGCGCAATTCTATAGACAACCATTGCATCTTCTGTCTGACGAAGCATGTTCAATGGTCGTATTGCCTTGTGTAAATGACCAACTACTCTTTTTGATGTTTGGTCAATATAACCAGAGTGACAATAAGTGACTGCATCTGGAGATATTTTAACACCCATAGCACTGGTTGTAGAAGATACGTTATTAATTTCATAATCTGTATAAACGTAGTGTTCTTCTACCTTTTTGATTACTGGTATTGTTGTGTTTTGAACTCTTTTTACTTCTTTTTGAACTTTACGAATTTTACGAATACGAACGGGGTCAATTGCTCGTAGTTCAACTATACCATTTTCTGGATGTTCGACATCGATAATATTTTGAAAATAAAGACGACCATCGACATACCATCTTCTAAAAATATCATAACCTTTGTTCTTGAAGTCTAAAAGTTTTAATATTTTATCAAATTCATAATTTATTTTAGATTTAATATTGTCTGATAAATCTACATTATCTAGTTTTATTTTTAAGGAATGATCATCTGTATCAAATACAATTGCTTGTGTGACAATATCCTCAATTGCCATGTCAACCTCTGGATAAAGCGACATGCTTCGATATTGCTTGATGAGAGAATTCTCATCCATGAATGAACCACCAAAGTCATAAACGGAAGACATAAAGCCTCCCGTTTCAATGACCTGAGTTCCATCAAAATTTTCTGGTGCTACGAACGATAAATTTTGTTGATTATCGCCAGTAAGACCAACCGCATCACTTAACTCAGCCTTTTTACCAATAGAAAATCCAAAAAGTTCCCATGCCATAGAGTATTAAATCCTTCTTAGTTATATGGTTCCCAGAAATCGTATGCTAGTTGCACTGTAAATTCAGAGAACGAATCGACTGCATCATAATTTAGACTGATTGGTCCAATGTCAGTTGGGAAACAATTTCTCAACTTAATTGACTTATTAAAGTTATCTGGTTGTTGAGTTGGAAGTGCGCTTACGCTTGTTCCTGGTATAATATCACTATATCTTACAACCCAATCTGAAGTTAGGTTATAATTGATTTGGTGAGTATTTCTACCATCCATTGCCTCTACCCATCTCTCAAATCCAAGACGAAGATCCTTTGCAGGAATGCTTGAGTCATATACTGATATTGCCCAGTCAGCATAAACTCTTTCGCCAGAAAACTTTACTATTCTTCCTTGCCATGCGATTGGAATCGAACCAATAGTTGATCCTGGGAGATCTGTTGCCTTTACATAAATGTTGAGGTCACTTAAATCTGGTGAAGCGACTCCACTTGGCCAAGTTGCTTCAATTAAAAATCTATTTGGTCTAACGCCAAAAAAATTAGATCTAAACTCGTTTAATGTTGCCATTTATAACCTCTTCTCCTTTATTTATCCAATTGGTTCTGAAAGATCTTTATTAGTTAGTGTTATCTTGACATAATTGATTGAAGGAATTGGTTTAATTAAAATATCAGCAACAAAGTAATTTGCCTCAACCACTTCTGGTGTGTTATTTGTGCTATCGCAAATGACACGGTATTCGGTTATTCCTCTTTGACCCACTATACGATCAAGGAATCCTTCAGCAGCAATCTTGAATCTTGAACGAGTGATTGCATCGTTTTGCTCGAAAAGAATAGAACGAGCAACTGGTGCTAGTGATTTCTTAATGTACATGAATAGTCTAGAAACATTGATTCTGGACAGAGTAGTTGTAGTAGATTCTGCCGTCTTGTCACCGTAAAGAAGAGTTCCGTCACCAGGGAATGTTACCACTGGGTTTATTCTGTTTGCATAAAGATTGTCTTGTTCGGCAGTTGTTAGTGATCTCTTAAGACGAAGAACATTTAAAATTCTACCTCTACGAGATCCTGCTGGTGAGAACCATGGATAGAAATCTCTGTCGGTACGAGCAATGCATCCAGCAACATCTGCTGCAAGTGGGGTTTCGATTGAATATGCCCCAGTTGTGTCAAGATGAATCTTTTCACCATAAACTTTGACATAGTTGTAGTTGTTAGCACCAGAGGTAAATGTTACACCTGTAACATTAGTATCAATTGCTGAGGTGGTAGAACGAGCATAAACTATTCCAATTACTGGTTGATCTCCGCTTGATCTTTCATCGACTATGGTTGTTACAGCAGTACCGTAGTTTGAATTTCCAAGAGTTGTTCCACCTTGGAATATCACATCAAATCCTAATTGTGCAAATTCATTGCCTGGAGTTGCACTGCCGAATCCTACATAGCAACCAGCACCATATTGCAGGAAGTTATTTACAGGCCACCATTCACCACTAAACCCTGCTGAGATTCCACCACCAGAATAGTTTCCATTAAGATATGATGCTGCACACGAACCTACTGAATATTCTGTGATTCCCTGTACAGCAGTTACCCCACCAGCAAGACCTGTTATGTAATCTGTAAGTCTAGAGTACCAATCAGATGCGTTTGGTACGAAAAAATACCCTGCGTCCCGTTCAGCGGTGGTTCCTGCTAATACTTTTAAAAAGTTTGTTGTGTTGTATACTGCACCTATTGCTGATGAGAAATCTTCAGTTATGGGTACAACTAAAGATTCATCGTTAATTCTAAAAATTACATTAGGTCTTGACATTTTTTCTCTCCTTGGAATAAATTGCTATTTATATGTAGTTTTTTCGTGAACTGTATATTTTTATTTACGCTTAAACTTTTTTGGTATCAAATCATCCCAAGGAGTAGGCACGTTTTGTTTATCAAATATCAACCAATGGTCTTTACCTGATGTCCAATATTTATCTTCCTCTGCGTCTTCTATATCGTCAGATCCATCAGTAAAGTATCCAAAGGGCAACATATCGTCTTCTATGTTTTCAATTTCTTGCTGATACATGGCAAGACGCACATCCATGTCTGTTAGATTTTTAAAATATTGTTGTCTTGTTGCCCAAGCAAACAACACAAGACACATAACTAAGTCATCATTATGACCATCTTCTGCTTCAAAACTTTGTTTTTTCGAGATAAAGGTTGTAAATTCTGAAATAATGTCGGCATCTTCGACAATAAGTTTATCTTCTTCAATCATGTTTTTGAGAACTTGACAACCTATTTTTTTGGTCATGACCGAAGTCTTGACACCCATTTGTACCTTTTTGTTAGGACCATACCCCTCTGTTATTATTTGTCCTTTTCTACCCATCATGGCAGTTTTAACGATATTCTCGTATTCCAAGTCAGTATGCAATATGTTTGCAACTTCCATTCCAATGCTATTGACTTCTATAAGCACATGTGCATTGTTATATTTCTTTGCGACTGTTTTAATTACGGAAGCAAATAATAATGGAGATACTGTATTGTTTTTATAGGTCGCGACCACCCTGTATGGAAACTGGGTGACATCGATAACCGTAAGGGTTGTATAGTCTTTACCCTGTCCCTCTGCGACATCGGATGTTATAAAATACAAATGATCTTGTGATTTTGGAACTTCTGAATTTTTTCTTTTTGGTTCTTCATATATGCTCATTCCATCCTTAGTTCTCATCAATGGTTTACTATAAACTAGTGTATGAAGTTTTGATGGAGCAATCAGAGTATTTGAACTTCCTAAAAAGTCACATTCGAACTCCTGTTCGAATTGCTTCTCAGAAGTCTTGCTAATCATCTCTTGCTTCCACTTATCATCTCTTAAAGGACCACCTGGATATTTTGGAACTTGACTCCAGTGTACCTCAAATGGAACATAACCGTTTTGTTTATTGATTGCACCCTTCCAATAGTAATAAAACATATTCAATCCGTTGGGTGTCGAAATTATGAACATCTTCGTGGATTGACCCGAGGTAATGGTTGGATATACTGAAGTGAAGAACTCTTCTGCAATTTGCGTAGGGATGTGAGCAAACTCGTCTAACAATATGCAATTGAAAGAACCACCACGGATAGCAGATGAAGAGGTTGCCGCAGCGAGGATCCTAGATCCGTTTTCTAATACGATTGAACCTTTATTCCATTCAATTACACCCTGCTGTAACCATTTTGGCAAATACTCATATGCCATTTTAATTCTTCCTAGAATTTCAATAGCAGTTGATTGTTTATTTGCAAGAATTGCCACGTTCATGTTCTGATTGAATAAAACATAATGTAACAGATAAGCACCTACTGTTGTGGTTTTACCTACCTGTCTGGGCAATTTACCAATTACGAATCTGTTAGAATGCAACTGAGTGATCAGATCTTTTTGAAAATCATACATTTCAAATGGAACAAGACCTTTATCTACTGCAACAATTTTTACATATTTTTCAACAAAGTATGCTGGATCGTTAACGCATTTAATATATTCTTGAACTTGTTCTGGTGTAAATTGCTGTTGTACGCCTACTGGTTTTAGGTTGGGATTTCCCAGGTATCCATCTTTTTTAGCTGTCATTTTCTATTTCTTCCGAATTGATCGCTTTCAATTGACTACGAGATTGATTGATTATATTTTGCAAATCCCTAGTTGATCCAACAAATATTGAATTATTTGTTGTATTATTTTTCACTATTTTATTCACTCCAAGAGCATCAGCAGTGGTTTTGTGCATATCCATCAAATCAGTATTGATTTCGCTTATAGTCTTCAAGAGTATCGAAGCAACTTCATATGCTCTTGGAGAATCCCCTGCTTCGGCAACTTTCATGATTCCATCTAATGCTTCAAATCCAGAACTTATGAGTTCTTTCATATTCTTTCTAGCAGAATCAAAATCCTGTCTTATTTGATCTTTTCTTTTTATTTTAACTTTTGTTATTAGATCTTCTGCTTTAGTTATTTCTTTTTTAGGTTGGTCTAGTATTTCAATATCAAGTATCTTAGAAAGTTTTTCCTCTGCGGAATCTTCATTCATGGCCAATCTCCAATCACTTCTGTTATAGATCCTGTAATCACATCTCCTGTATAACCAATATCTCCAACGGCATTATCTGCTGCTGTAGATCCGACATCCTCGAAGAAATTCAAGTCTGTTCTTTCGATTACACCTCCAGTAGAACCACAAATTTGTGGGTATATGTAAGTTTTTGCAGTGAAATCAAAACTGCTTATGAGTGCTCTTCTCGTATCAAATGTTCCCTCATAATCTTCATTGAGGGTGATGTTGTTCAGCACAAAAGGAACATCTACTGTCTGATGCAGATCATTCATCTTCATTGTGATTGTAAATTCTGGAGAAAAATATGGAACTATTTGTTCAATTATCTGTAACATGTCATCCATATTACGAGTAAATGCATAAAGTGCAAAATTAATGTTATATGGGACTTCAGTATACATTTGCTTGAATGTACCGCTTACAACATTACTTCTTTGTATTGTTCTGTTAATTTTTCTTGTTGGATCATAAAGAAGTGTAGTTATTTCAAATCCCATTTTTGGTAGAACAATTTGAACTCTACTATTTTTTGATAAACTACTTTCCTGTGAAAGTCTCCATATAAACTTTTCTTTGCTTCCATACGAAAGGGGAACTCTTATTTTTTCTTTTTCAGTACCATTCACTTCATAACGAGTAACATAGACGGATTCGAATAAGGATCCAAATGCCACTACAGTTTTTCTTATGGATTCGTTATAAAATGATTGATTAACTGTGAACATTAATTACACTCCTCTGAGAATGGATTATCTCTGCTAAAATTAATTTCCGTATCTGCTTGATCTGCATAAATATCGTTTTCAATTTCAGCATAACCAGATATTGGATCTACACCCAGATTGATGTTTGTCGATGTCACACCAAGTATATAATATTCAACACCGCTTGTGACACCTTTAATCGATTGTGTTCCACTTGAACCAGACACAAAGTTTCCACTGACACCCTTTACATAAGTTACGTTTCCAGTATATTCAACGATAAATGCTTCTGCTGTTGCGTTTGCATATGCTGCCGAAGCACCCGTAATACCAGCAACTTGGAATACTTTTTCTCCACGCTTAAGAACAGAAAGTCCACTAACTGGTGCTCCCGACAGTGTGAAAGCATACATGTTGTGTTTTCTATCTTCTTCAACAACATCGATGTCGGTGAATCCTGTATCGATTGTTTCGTAAGAATATGTGAAGAGTTCGCATGTCAATGTATAGGTGTTCAATACACCAAACTGGAAGAATGGAATCTTGTCTTCAACATAATTGATTTCAAAAAGACTTTTGTTGAAGGGAAAGTATATTAGATCTCCTTCTCTTGGAGTTTTAATTATTACATCCTTAGTAGTGATTTCCTGTTCAAATCTAGTTTTAGAAACCTGAAGCGTAACTCTATCGGTAATATTGATTCCAAATTTGTTTATGACGTTCAGTTGCCCACCGAATGAAGTCACATTTTGAATATACATTTCTATTGTATATGCATCTTTAAATTGTGATATTGGATCTTCTCCAAATACAAGATCCTTCTTCAAATATTCTCTGGGAATATAAATCATATCACGACCCATTGCCTTGATTGTTTCTACAATCAAGTCATCCAATAAGTCTTGTTCTCCAAAATATTCTTTGAAATAAGGATTTGTTGCCATTTGTTATCCGATCATGAAATCAATTGGAAGTTCATATGCTCTTTCAAACTCTTGTTCGATCATCATTATTTCTTGTGTTGCTTGATCGTATATTTGTTGACCCTTGAACACGATACCACCTGGAAGTTGAACACCATCATATTTTAACATATTCGAACCCCACTGTCTCTTGATCAGTGCTGTAACATATTTTTTCAACATACGATCATTGTATATCGAAGTGTGGGTTTCTGGGTCTAGAACTGCATATGCTTCAATAACAACATGTTGTCCAGCAGTTATGTCTTGACTGAATGCATCTGCATATATTTTATTTGTTACTTTGCTAAATCTTATAGACTTCTCAGGACTAAAAAATTGTTCAAGTAAACTAATATATTGCATAGTTACCTGATATCCTGCCAGTGGTGTTGATTGACTTCCATTTAATCCACGATTTATTCCAAAGTAATCAGTCAATGCTAATTGATATCTAACATCAAACATATCCACACCAGATAGAGTACCGAATCTAAAAAGTTTAATAACCGATACGATATCCTCTCCTCTGGGTCCAGTTGGATCACCAGATGGTGTATCAATGTCTTCTACCTGTATAAACCCTCTATCTAAATCGGTTTGTGTCAACTCATATTTAAAATAGACTCTTTGTACACCATCATAATGACGAGTGATGAAATACTGCAATGCTTCATCAAGACGATCTTCACATTGTTGGTAATCGACGTTAATTTGAATCACTGGAGCACCGAGTGTACGCAGACAGTGCTCTATTAATGTTCTTCTTGAATTTGGTCCTGATGGTCCTGCCATATGAAAACTCTCCTTAAATTATTTATAAGGAGAGTCTTTTGGTATTAATTTTTGGGTTCTTCTTGTTTTACTGGTGGATTGTGAGTTTTCACTGGAATTTTCTCTATTTCCGCATATGGTAACTGTTCGATATAATATCTACGAGTTACTGGAACATTTGCCTCATCTGGTTTTGATTTTTCGTAATTTGAAAATCCTGGCATTTGCAATGGGCAATTTA